ATAGAAACAGTAGCTGGACCTGAAATAGATGATAAACAATTAAGACATATTGAAGGACAACGATATATTGTTGGGTTAATACAGCGCAGAACAAACAAAGGACAATCACAAAAAGTAGTGGAGGACAGTAAAAATGGCTGAGGAACAAGTAACTGAGCAAGAAGTTTTAGAAGAAGTACCTGCAGAAGAAACACCTGTAGCAGAAAGACCTGAACATATTCCTGAAAAGTTTTGGAGAGATGGCAATGTTGATGTAGATGAAATGGCTAAATCATATGCACAATTAGAAACTTATGTAGGTGGTAAAGAAGATGCACTTAGAGAAAAACTAATTGAAGAACTTGCTAATGAACATGCAGAAACTGTGCCAGAAAAGTATGAGTTACCTAAATTACCAGAAGGTATTACAGAAGAAATGGTACAAGAAAACCCAATGTATTCTTGGTGGCAAGAAACTGCAAAAACAAATGGTATGAATCAAGAAGAGTATGAAGCTGGTATTAATGCTTATGTAGAAATGATGCAGTCGCAACAACCAAATTTAGAAAAAGAAATGGAAGCATTAGGTGAAAATGCTAATTCTAGAATAGATGCAGTAAATGCTTGGGCTAGTAAAAACTTTCCGCCAGAAGAGTATGAAGCAATACAATATTCTTTAGGAACATCTGCTAGTGGTATACAAGCACTTGAGCGTATTATGGAAATGAATAAGACTGGTGTTAGATCTGAGCAGTTTACTCAACCAGAGAAACAGCTCACAATGGCTGATGCTAGAGCTATGATGCAGGATAAAAGATACTATGATCCTCGTTATAGAGATGATGCTTATGTAGCAAAGGTAGATGCAGCATTTAGAATGTTGACTAAGTAATGCTCTATGTAGAAAAAACAATCCCTGATGATTGTTATAGATTAGCACCAAACTTACAACAGCTTGATAAATATGAATTAGCTTTGATGGGGGTAGATCCTCTGACTGCCCTCATTAATCCTTTTAGATACAACAGACCTAACACACATAGTTTTACTATTTTTGAAAAAGATACAGATGAAGTAGTAGCAATATGGGGAGCAATGCCTGTTAGTAAAACTAATCCACATAAAGCTGCAGTATGGTTTTTAGCTAGTGATTTATTACATAAACACAAAAGATTTTTTCTACAAGGCAATCTAAGATGGTTACATTATCTTGAATCACACTATACTTTCTTGTTTAATTTTATAATAAATGAGCATAAAAAGAGTATAAAATGGTTAAAATGGCAAAAATATTCCTTTTCTAAGCAACCAATACTTGTAAAAGATATTGAAATGTATTACTTTTATAAACATCTACCAAAAGTAGATATAGACATACAGCCCATTATTGCTGAGATAGGCCCTAAATGGACAACCGAATTGATGGATAAAGGACAACTGTGAAATTTTAATTTAATTTAACAGGAGATAAACGATGAGTACATCTATATCAACTGCCTTTATTAAACAGTTTGAAGCAGAAGTTCATATGGCATATCAACGTATGGGTTCTAAATTAATGAATACTGTAAGGCAGTCTAAAAATGTAAAAGGTAGCCAAGCTCGTTTCCAAAAAGTAGGTAAAGGAGTAGCCGTTACTAAAAATCGCCATGCAGAAGTTCCAACAATGGATATTTCACATACAACAGTTGATGTAACACTACAAGATTACTATGCTAGTGATTACGTTGATCGTCTAGATGAATTGAAAACAAACATTGATGAGAGACAAGTACTTGCACAAAGTGCTGCTGCTGCATTAGGTAGACAAACAGATCAGCTAATCATTGATGTATTAGATGCAGGTACAAATGCAGCTAATATTGTTCATGGATCTGCTGGTTTAACACTAGCAAAAGCATTGACAACATATGAAACATTCGGTGAAAACGATGTTCCTGATGATGGTCAAAGATACTTTGTAGTATCACCTGCTGGTTGGGCTGACTTATTACAGCTTGATCAATTCTCTAGAGCAGAATATGTTGGAGAGAGTGAGCTTCCATACTCAGGCGGAATGACAGCTAAGAGATGGTTAGGTTTCTTATTCTTTACACATTCAGGATTGACAATTGCTAGTACAACTAGAGATTGCCACGCTTACCACAAATCAGCAATCGGTCTTGCGACAGGTGCTGATGTAAGAACTGAGATGAATTACATCCCAGAAAAGGTAAGTCATTTAACAACATCTTATATGAGCATGAACGCTGTAGAAATTGACGGCAATGGTTTTATGCAAATACAGATAACTGAATAACGGAGGTTAATTATGGCTTTAACAGCAGAAAACTTAAAGTTGATAGCAGGAAGCGGTGATTCAAACCTTTTCATGTATCAATCAGCAGATGCAGTTGCGACTGTTGCAGGTTCAGGTTACTTTAATTCAGTAACTAACAATCTAAAACAGTTTGACATTATCATCTGTGTAGGTTCAACAGGCGGTACAGCTACCGTTGATGTACTAACAGTATCATCAGCAACAGGTGCAGCGACTGTTACAACAACAAACGGCACATAATTGTGTCATTGATGTGGGAGTTAGGCACGACTACACCCTAAACTCCCACTTCATTTACTGGAGGTATTATGTTATCAGAAACTAAATTTGACATATGCAACAAAGCATTAGTATTAGTTGGTGCTAACATAATAACTAGCTTTGAAGAAGCCACTACAGAATCTACTGTAGCTGGTCAATTATATGAATCAACATTAGAAGCAATGCTAACTAGGGTTAGATGGCGTTTTGCAACTAAACAAATACAATTAAGTTATCAATCAGTTGCTCCATTAGGTAGATTTAAATCTTCTTATCAAGCACCAGCCGATGCATTATTAATTCATACAGTTACAGTTAATGACAATGTTATTGCTTATGATAGATATGGAGATAAAATATTTGCAGATACAGGATCAGGTGATACATTAATTTGTGATTATACATTTCAACCAAGTGAAGCAGAGTTTCCACCATATTTCAAACAAGCTATGGTATTTGAACTAGCTAGTTTATTTGCAGGTGCAATAGCAAGAAATGATAGCTTATCAGAATTGTATAGAAATAGAGCATTAGGACAAATAGCTTTAGCTAAATCTACAGATAGTCAAGCACAAACAACCAAACGCATGGATGTTAATAGGATGCGCAATAGAAGAAATCGTACTGCATTTAGTAATGTTAACGCAACTGTGTCGAGCTAATGAATGGGAATACAAAGAATACACCAATCAAGTTTTGTAAGAGGAGAACTAGATCCTAAGATTGCATCTAGAGTAGATGTTGTTGCTTACGAACAAGGTTTAAAAAGAGCTAGAAATGTATTAACTTTAAATCAAGGTGGTATTGAAAGAAGGCCTGGATCAGTATATAGAGCTATTGCTCCTGGAAATGGTAGATTAGAAGCATTTATTTATAGCGATGATCAAGAATATATTGTTCTTTTTACCAATGGTACAATAACTGTTTATAGTACCAATGGCACATTATTACAAACTATAACATCAACTGGTATTGCAACAGCCGAGTTAAAAGAACTTACAGTTACGCAACAAGGCGATTCTATGATTATCACACATAAAAGTTTTTCACCTCGTATATTAAAAAGAACTGGAGCAACAACATTTAGTTTAAGTGTGTTTCAGTTTGACTCAAGTGTTAATGGAGAAAAAACATATCAACCTTATTTTAAATTTGCTGATGATGATATTACTTTAGATATTGATGCAACAGCAAAAGGTACAACAGGAGTAACACTTACAACATCTTCTGCATATTGGACCAGTGATTATGTTGGTACAAGAGTCAGATATCATAATGTAGAAATATCAATTACTGGTTATACATCAACAACTGTAGTAACAGGTACATTGCTTGGTGAAGTAGAAATTGAATTAGACGATAGCCCATTAAAAACAATACAAGGCTCTGGTGTGGTAGAAGTTACAATGGCACAACATGGTTTTTCAACAGGTGCAAGTGTAACTATATCAGGCGCACAAGATATATTTGATTCGGCTGGTGATGGTTTAGCAAGTGCTAATCTTAATGGCACATTTACTATAACCGTTGTAGATGATAATAGATTTACATATACAGCAGGAGGTGGTGATACAGCTACAGAGTCTGTAGATGGTGGAGGTGCAAGTGTAAAAGTTAGTGGTCATCCACCTACAAGACAATGGGATAAGCAACTGTATAGTGATGTAAATGGTTATCCAAGAAGCTGTTGTTTTCATGAACAAAGATTATTTTTTGGTGGCAGTGAAGCAGCACCTGATTATTTAACATCAAGTAAAGTAGGACTATTTTTTAACTTTGATGTAGGTACAGGAAAAGATGATGAAAGTTTGCAAATGCAAATAGCATCAGATCAAATAAATGAGATACGCCATGTAGTAAGTGGGCGTGTACTTGAAATATTTACTAGTGGTGCAGAGTTTTTTTTAAGGCCACAAACAGGAAAGAATATAACACCAACTGATTCTATGATTATTAGACAAACAGCTTATGGCGCACAACAAGCTGGTATGCCAAGACAATTTGATGGTGGTACTTTATACATACAAAAGAATGGAAAAAATATTAGAGACTATGTATTTACATCTACAACAGAATTATTTGACAGCAACAATACTAGCCTGGAATCTTCACATTTAATTATTACACCAGATGATACAGCAACAGCTACAGCATTGCCTGGAAGAACTGAACAGTTTTATTTTTTAGTTAATAGTGATGGCACAATATGTGTATACAATAGTCAAAAAGATCAAAAGATATTTGGCTGGACACTATGGAATACAGATGGTAATTACAAATCTATTTGCTCTACTTCATCAACTATATTTGCATTAGTAGAAAGAACTATTAATTCAAGTACAGATTTTTATTTAGAGCAGTTTGCTAGTACACAGTTTGATATACCTACTGATATGTCAGAAACTAAAACAATATCATCAAGTTATCAACCACATGGTACAGTATTATTAAATGGTGCAGTAACAAGCTCAAGTACATTAATTGTAGATGGAGCAACAGCAGCACCTAATGTAGGAGAGACATTTCAGTTTGGAGGAACAGGAGATATACACACCATAACTAGTAGTGTAGCTACAGGTAATACCAATGAATATGTAATTACAATAGATGACTCAGTTACGCAAAGTGATAACACATCATTAGAATGGGTAACAAGTAGAGTATTTACTGGTCTTATACATATAGGTAAAACAGTACATGCAACATCAGGTTCAACCGAAGATGATGATTTCTTTTACTATGGTAATGGTGTAGTACAATCTGATGGTTCAGTTACTTTTCCTTCACCAGCAGCAGCTTGTGATATAGGTTTAGACTTTACTATTGATGTAGAAACATTGCCACAAGATGCTAGATTAAGTAATGGTGTACTTACAGGTTTACCTAGAAAAATAGGTAAAGCAATACTAGAATTATCAACAACATACAATGTAACTATTAATGCAAATCAAGTATTAATTGGATCTAATCCAAATGATTCATCTAGTGGATTACAATCTTTGACAGGTAAAAGAGAAGTTTATACACTTGGCTATGAGAAAGATCCAACATTGACAGTATCGCAGTCAGCACCATTGCCAATGCGAGTACTAGGTATAACATCGGAGGTTTATTTCTAATGTGTCATCCAGCAATATTTGTAGGAGTTAGTGGAGCAACAGCAGGAACATTAGCAGTTGCTAGTGGTGTTGGCCTTGCAGGTTATTCTATATTGTCAGCAAGAGCAGCACAAAAATCATCAGATGCTTTTGCTGAACAAGCATATAGAGATGAACAAGAACAAATAGCTAGTAATAGATCCTCTGTAATTTTAGAGTCAATGCAAAAAGGTAATCTTCTAAAAGAAGAATTTTTAAGACGACAGGCAACAAATAGAGCATTATTGTCTCCTAGTGGTATTGGTCAAAGTAATTCTTTTGAAGCTGCAATGAGATTTAATAAAAGTCAATTTCATCGTGAGCTTAATGTAATAGCATTAGATCAATCAAGAAAACAAAGAGATTTAGCTTTTTCATCTTTAGATGCTAGAAGGCAATTAGAATCTACTAAGTCTGCAAATAAAAGTGCATTTCAACAACAGTTTATTAAAAGCGTTACTACAGCTGCAACAGCAGCAAGTGGAATAAAAACACCAGGAGCAACTGATTATTATTCTGCTAGAGGTTTAACATCAGGTGGCCCTGAAGGATTTATAAAATAATGGCATTTGAATTTCAAAAAACAAGAAGTTTTAATCCTGCTGAGATTAGAGTAAATAGAGGTGATCAACTAAAACGTTCATCACAATCAATAGCTCAATCAGAATTTAGTTTATCTGAATCTACAAGAAGATTTGTAGATAATCAAACAGAAAAAACTAAAGTATATGAACAAAACAGAGCAAAGAAACTAGCTGCAGGAGCAGAAATAATATTTGAAGATGTAACATATACTGGTGCTGATGGTATTGAAAGAACAAGAAAGTTAGCTAAAGGATATAAAACTCCAGAAAATTTAATTGGTACATCTTGGGCTGCAGTTACCTTTGATGAAGAGGTAGCTAAAGTTTATGCAGATGCAGCAGTAACTACAGCTAATTCTATTATTAATCAAGAAAAAGAAATCATGCAACAAAACTCTACATTTACACAGAGTGTTGCAGAAACAACTGCTATGTTTGATGCAAATATACAAGAGCCATTAGACAAGCTTAGAGAGACTATACCTGATGAAATGAGAACTATTTTTGAATTTGCTGTTAAAAAGAATACAGATCAAACAAGAGCAGTCATTGCAAACAGACAATTTGAAAAAGTTAAATCTTATAACACAGCAAGATTTAATAAAATTGCTGTTGATTTTGAAAACCAATTTGGTTCGTTATGGGCTGGAGATCCAGAAGAAGGTATAAATTTATTAGAAGATATTAAAATACAAGCAGAGCAACAAGAACTAAAACAAGTTGCTGGAGCGCATATATGGCTTAATTCTTTATATCCAGCTTACAAAAGAATGTTTGAGGCAGGAGGACAAGCACAAAAATTTTTACAAATAGATTATGAGTCAGCAGATTCTATTGCTGTAGGACATTCAAATATAAAAAATTTAGAATTATTATTAAACTTTCAAGATCAAAAAGTACCATTAGTAGACAATGAAGGTAATATACAAAATGTTACATTAAAAGATTTTGGTTTAGATGGTAAAGATAATCAAATAGCTAGAGGCAAAGTAATGTCAGTATTAGCAAAACAAAGAGGATTGCTAACTGATTTATATACTACATCTAAAAAACAAGACAAAATAAATGCATATATAGAAAACACTCGCAGATTACAAGCAGGTGGTCAAGATCATACTGTTGATCCAAATTCTTTAAAAGCAGAAGGAGATTATATATATGCTGCAAGTCAATTAGATCAAGCAGGTTCTAAATTAAATAAAGAGTTAGTAGCAGAGTTTATGAATGAATATCCCAATGTAACACCTACAATAGATGCAGATAATATTTTAGTATCTGATCAAGCTGGAGCTTATAAACAATGGGTTGCAGCTAAGTATCATATAATTGGCGCACAAGCACATAGAGAAGTAGTTGGTTTTGCACAAAATATTACAGGTAAATCTCAAGAAGAAATAGTTGGTTTAAAAGGAGACATAGTAAATTTTTTAAGTAAAGAATCATTTAGAAATGCTACAGGAGCTATTTACAGAACAGATAAAGGTAAAACTATATACACTAGTCTTATTAATAAATTACCTAACATGAATGATGATCAAGAAAGAGAAATGGCAAATTTAATAAGTGCAGTAAGAATAACAAATACTGCAGAAGAAGCTGCAGATTTATATATTCGTAATCGTGTTGTTGCTCCTAGAGTTAATAATGATTTTTTTAAAAGTACATATGGAGAAGAAATAGGAACAATAACAAATGAAATAAATGACATAGTTAAATCTGAGTATAGTGAAGTTAATTTTGGTGCTGATAATATGATGGCTTTTAATTTTTTATCAGACGTTAATAAACAAGTAAAATTAAATTTAGCATCTACAACTATAAAAAAAGATATAGAAGCAGAAACTATAAGAGTTATGGAAAGATTAATAAATAAAGCAGGATATGGTCATAGTGAATATGCTTATGGATTTGCAGTAGCAACAGATGATCCAGATGAAATAGATTTTGATACAGGTAAAGTATTTACAAAATGGTCAACAGATGAATTTTTTAATACTCATCCATCAAGATTGCCAAAAGATTATGAAGTGCCTCCAGGAACATCAGGTTTGCAAAATCCATTTGAGTTAGTTGCTATTTATGATCCAAACTATTTAGAGCATCTAGAAGAATTTGGACAAACTGGTTCTGTTAAAAGACAAGAATTAATGAAAACACCTTTGTATTATGAAATACAAAATGAGTTAAATGATGCAGTTAATATTCATAATACATCTAATCCACAATTTCAAATAGAAGAACAACTTGAGTTAGGGAAAAATGTAAAATTAATTACAATAGGTAGACCAGCAAATGAAGATGCTGTTGTTTATCAATATATGTATTTACCAAATAAAGAAGGTGAAAGAGCTAGACCTATAACTGATGCTCTTGGAAATAATTTAACAATTAGTCGTAAAGAGTTACAAGCTAGAATAGGTGATAGTAATACAAATGTTGATAAACATGTAAAACAAAATATGAACTTTAAAAAAGTTTTTGAAAGATCAACAGATTTAATTTTACAAGGTTTCCAACCTGGATATGAAGGTAAATTTGATCCAGTAACTGGAGAAAGAAAATAAAATGGCAGTTGTTGAAAAAGATAAATGGTTTGAAAGTGGGCCATTTCCTGTTCAAGAACCTATACCAAGCCGTAGGCAAGAGTATATTCCTGATCCTACCTATTGGGATACAGTTAGTGCAGCTTGGCAATTAGAACCTATAGGGCAACTTTTTTTAAGTAATGAAGATTCATTTTTGGACTTACCTGCAAGTTCAGTCTTAGATATAGACAAACAAATAGAAGATGAAGGCTTGAGTTATTATTCAGAATACTTTACTGATATAAGAAACCAAGAACATTTTGATTACTTAAAAGAAAAAATACACTACAACAATCATCTTAGAAGCATAAGAGATAGTGGTGGAATTATGCCAGAAATTATTGCAGCCTTTGGTGATCCAATAACTTATTTGCCAATACCTTTTGTTAAAGGTATGACATTTCCAACAAGGTTTTTAAAAGGTGCAGGATATTCAGCAGGTGCAGTTTCATTAGGTGAGCCAATACGACATGCTTATGATCCAACAGCTACATTAGAAGAATCTGTAATGTATATTGGAGCAGGTTCTTTATTAGGTGGTACTATAATTGCTGGATTTGGTAGACGAGGTGTTAAAGGTTTTGATGATCCATCTTTAAATATTAATCCACCAGAAAAAAAAGCTGAGCAAATATTTAAAGAAGCCTGGAACATGGAAAATGATACATTTAAATCAGATATGTATGATCCTGATACACCTATTACATATGATATTGAGCCAGAAAAATTAGTAACTGGTGCTAGTTATAAATTAGACAATGGCGGACAGCTTGAAGGTATAGATAGACCTGTAAAAATATTAGATAAAGGTATGTTGTATAATGGTAGAAAACTAGAACAAGATACTATTGTAATAGATCATGCATTAGTAGAAAGAAAATTTGCAGATGGTAGTTATGTTAAACCTGATGTTCAAGGTGGTATAAATTTACCAGCACAATTTGCATCGTCTGATGATTATTTAAAATTTTTAATTAAAAAAGAACATATTAAACATAAAGGTGGTGCGCCTGATGGTGTTGATTTAGTTGATGCAGAAAATTTGTTAAACCAAGAAGTATTAGAATCAATTAGTGCAGCTAAAATAGGCAGACAAATAGCAGGGCGTGATGATGGTAGAAGTTGGTTTGCAGAAAATGTTGATAGATTTATTACACCTATTGGCGATATGTTAAACAATAAATTAAGAAACAAAGATGTTAGTAATAAGATTGCAGATATGGCATTAGATATGATTGGTGATAGTGCAACAGTAACAAGAGCAGCTAAACATGGATTCACTGTATCACAATCAGCATTAGTAAAAGCTACTGCTAATCATTTTAGAACTGTAGGTGGTTTTAACAAAGTACTACAAGATGCATTTCAAAAATATAGAAAAAATGTAAATGAAGTATCTGAACAAATAGCAGGATATAACTTTGGTGCAACAGGTATTCGTACTGCTGATGCTATAGATAGTGCAATAAGAAAACTAGGTGGTAGAAAAAATGTAGAAGAACCTATGAAGTTTAGAGAGTTTAATGAAAACATAACTAAAGCAATTAGAGATGAAAACTACTATGAAACAGCACCAGAAGCAATAAAAGAAGTTGCAGATAAAGTTAGAAAAATATACAGACTTATTGGTGAAGAAGCAGACAAACTTGGTATGTTTCAAAACAAAACTAATCTAACAAATCAAATAGAAATTTATCAAGCCAATGTACAAAGAGCATTGCGTATGCGTATAGAATTTAAAAAAAAATATCCTAAAGATAAAGAAGGATTAAAAAGAATAGAAAACAATTTAGCAATAGCTAGAAACTCAGTTGCAATGTTTGAAGCTAGATTAAAAAAATTAAATGATGGTGAAATAGAAGCATTTGATTCTTTAGTAGATAATTATGTAAATCGTATATATGACATAGATGCTATCTTAGATGACTTAGCTAATGAATCATTTGGTCCACCAAGTACTGTACCTGATTTTGATATAATCAATGGTTTAGTTAAAGGTATGAAAGTAAATGTAAATGGTAAAGTAAGAGAAATTACTGATTTACCAGATTCAAAAACTGTAATTATTGGTACAGGAAAAGATAGAATTCAATTAAAAAATAAA